TATTCCCATTTGTAGTTCCATTAACTGGACAAGCATTATTCCAGCAACCTAACTTTGAGGCTACAAAGAATACAAGCAATGCTGTAACCGCATGGACAGCATCTGCATTAATGGAAGACATAACATTTTCAATTGGTGAATTTAACGGTGCTCAACACATGGAAGCAACTGCTACATTCCCACAACCACAATTATTTATTCCAGGATTCTGGTTCGACAACCCTAAGATTGCTACAGCTGAAATGGTTCAGCCAACAGTTGTTACAACTCTTGGAGCGCTAATCAAGCCACAAAGCTTAAATGCCAAGGCTATGTTTGCATTGCCTCCAGCATATTATTTAGCAAGTGATGATAAGTGGTATCAAGCACTTCTTAATGTAGATTATCAAACTCCATCAGTTGCTGGAAAGATTACATTCTTTAATACCAACGATACTATTTATGTAGGTGGAGCGTATGATGGATGGCAAGCAAGACAACCAAGTGCTGGATACAATTTAGTTAATTCTCCACTTCCAGCAGCGTATGCTGGTGTTGTTGATAATCAAGGCAGAAAAGCATTAAATATTAGAAATATTGAATTAACTTATACACCTAATGAATCATATTCAGGTGGCTGGACATTAGAAACAATGTTTAGAACCACGAAAAAGAATCAATATATCGCTACTGGATATTTATTGGGAGACACAACAAGCTCCGTATCAAGAAATAAGCGTTCTGGAATTAGACTTAAAGATGGAAAGATTGCCTTTATAAATGAAAAAGATACATCTCTTGGATATTTGAAATCTTCAGATTCTATAGCATTTACTGGATATAAAGATATTGCAGACGGAGAATGGCACCATCTCATTATTCAGCTTAGAAATGATGGTGTTGATGCAAATAATGCTCGTCTACAGGTATGGATTGATGGACAACTTGATATTCAAAGATTTGGATTACGTTCATATTCACCTAATCAAATTGGATTTAACTCAAGTGATGTTGATGCTTATTCTGATTTTGACATGTCGGCAATATCAATTAATAAGAGATCATATGTTCTTGAAAAAGAAATTCTTATTAACTATCTTGCAGCTATTGATGTTACTCCAATTGAAGTACCAGTAGCCAAGGCATCTGCAGACTTTGGAAAAGAAACAAAGGCATCTGGAAATAGAGGTAGAGCATTGATGCTTTACTTCTGGCCAACTGCTTCTGAACAGCTTAAAGGAGTATATACATATACCAACTTTACAAGCGATGAAGCTGCAAATACTCTTACAACAATGGATTATTACACATCACCACCTCAAGAATATGAAGGTTGGGACGTATTCCCAGTAGATGTTACTGGGCGCTTTGTATCAGAATTAGTAAAACCTGAAGCATATGGCGTTGAAAACATAAAGCTTACAACATTTAGCTCTTATGTTGGCCCTTGGGATGGACCTAATACAAAAACATATTTGGTAAATAGCAGAGGAACATTTGTAAATCCAGTAACAGATGCCGCAAGATATATTGATCTAATTAATGATATTGATTTATCTCAATTTGATATGATTTTCTTTAAGAACTATCCAAATGATCCTAAAGAAAAGGATGCATTTACTGGATCAGAAATTGTTGATGCATACTTTAATTTAAGAGAATCAAAATTGTTTGAAGACTTTTTAAAGAGTCTTCGTGCAGCAGTAGATACTGGTGTGTCTCTGATGGTTTCAAGTGCACAACTTGCTCTTGATCTTAAGATTGTTGACCGTGTAGAAGTTGTTCCAGCTATGGATGACAATATTGGTCAGGGTAATTATAGTGATCCATATGCGCCAACACAAATGTTTGGCATTGAAGGCGCAGTAGACCTTCCAGTACCTCCAGAATATGATGAACCACTTGGATGGGAAGATACTTGGAAGAATAACAGGACCAGAATTGTAAATACTCATCCTGGAATAACAGATTATCCTGCATTGGTTAAAACACAATTTGCGTTTTGGCGAGCAACAGACGAATTCCGTTGGGGTGCACCAGATAGACCATTTGCAAGATATGAACATAAAAATGCTCTTGCCGTTGGTGATGAATTTGTAATTTCAACAACTGGAGGAGATGGTAATAAATCTACTACATATTTAGCTACTCCATTTGAAAATGTAAAGGCTGGAAAGATTATTACAGCATTTGCCAATACAGTTCGTAGAGGATTAGATTTAATTGACAATCCTTATAAGAATTATGCACAATCTATTATCCTTGAGCCAGGAGATGTTCTTGATGGGCGTCAGGTTGGTGGAAAGATTTATGTAAACTTTACTGAAGAAATTAATAAGGTTACAGAAACTGGTTCTATTGAACTTACAAGCGATTACTGGGTAAATTATGCATATGAAAATGGAGCAATTGATATTGCTGCAAGAAATGATCTTTTACAACAAGACTTTGTTCAAACTGAGACTCCATATTGGTCATTAAACGGTATGCATATTTTACAACAAGCTGGCGCACAATATGAACTTGATACAGACTTTGAAAAACCTGGTGTTCAAAAGAAGGCAGTAAAGACTAGAAAGATTAATAAAGCTGGTGGACTGTCATTCACTTCAGTACCAACTGGCGGAGTATTCTTCTCCAGCACATATGCATGGCAATATCCAATGATCAATTTTGAAGTGCCATCAATGCCTACAAGAGGATTCCGCTGGTTGTCTAATAGAGAAGTTCTAGAAGGAACAGTTATCCGCCCAGTATCTATGGATGCTACAGCACAAATGCCAAATGCATTAGCTGTCCCAGATAAGGGAGCTTCATTTAGAACACAATCAATGGTTGCTGCTGGATACTTACCAGAAACACAATTTAGTTCAGGCACACGTACAATTCCTGTACTTCCTATGACTGCAAATGCTACAATTGTAAAGCCAGGGTCAACAATTGGAGTAACGCCAATGACTGCAACTACTGGAATGTTTATAAATAATAGAGCAATTGTTGCTGCAGAAGATCAGGTAATACTATACTTGATGCACGTAGACCCAATACTATACATAAGAGAGGACGTAATCAAATGATTAGTCAATACTGGATAAACCAGATCCCTGCTAGGCCTCTTTCGATTCAAGTAAAGGACCAGGATGGAAACAATGTTAACCTCTCTCCTTATACTACAATCGCAGCGGTTCTATTAGGATCAAGAAATGAAGAAATAAGCTTAACAGGCTCAACACTTAACACAAGCGGAAAAGAATATGGAACCATCATATTTGAATGGCCAACAGATCGTAGTCTTTTTGAATACCCTGGAGACTATGTTTTCCAGCTTAAATTGAGCGGAACAGGAAAATTAGATTTCACAACAACTCATACACTAAGAGTTCGTGAATTAGGAAGGAGATTTAGATAATGTTTAGTACTGTTAATAGCGTAAAAGAATATACTGGATACGATGTAACAATGCCATTAATTGCAAGAGCTCAGGCAATTGTAGAAATTTATATTGGTAGAGATGAAGTAGATATTGAATCTGCATCTGATTTAATTTTGCTTGATAAAATTACTTCATATCAAACAGCTTATATGCTTGAAAATGAAGATGTTGTTTTTAAACAAGCAGCATTAACAAGTCAAGGCCAAACAGATGCAATTGTTAACTTTGATACTAGAATGATGTCACCATTTATGTCACCATTAGCAATAATTGCTGCTAATGGACTTTCATGGAATAGATCCAGAAGCTACAGAACTGGCAAAATATTTCAATGGCCGACACGCATGGACTGGAGAACTCTATAATGTTGTTTGACACACTCAGAAGAGCCAAATATAATTATACTGCAGACTATTATGGCTATAGAAGAGTAACTTCTGCGGACGGAACAGTAACAGAAAATATTTATGAAACAATTCCAAGTCCAATCATACTTGCATTAAGTACAACATTTATAGGAGATATAGTTATATTAACTAATTCTAAATTACAAAAAGCTGGTTATTTGGCCAACATAAGAGATAGAAATGGAAATGAAATTTATGATGAAGGTCAGTGGGAAATCAAATCCACACAGCCAGTAGTCAATGCTTTAGGTTTTGTAGAAGGATATAAATATAAAGCAAAAATTATTTCTGGTGATGTTTAATGGCTAGAGGACGTTTTAGATTTGCTGTAAGATATATAGGAAGACAAGTATTTGGTTCAAAACGTCTGAATAGAAGATCAAACGGCAGAAGAGATGGGTATGACAGTTTATTTGATGCCGCAAAAGATATTAATAATGCCCGTGGTGGATATTTAGATGATAATCTTTGGGAAGAAGCTTATACTGATGTAATTGATTCACAAAAAGATAAAGCTGGAAATGCAGGACAAGAAACACTTTTAGGTGATGATTATTTTGCTAATCATGCAAAAGATTATTGCAGAACAAATGGAAAAGATTATAATCCAGAAGATTTTATTTCTTATGTTCAAAATCATTTAGGCGATGAGTATTATAATGCAATAAGTGAAATTACAGAAGAGTGCGCTAATGAATTGTATGAAGCGTGGGATCAATCATATGCTGGAGATAACATCGGCGAAAAGATGTTTGGTGATTATACTCCAAAGAATAACAGAGTGTATGGCAGCACTGCTGGTGCAGCTGCTGCATATAGAGCGGCAGCTATTAGAAATGGATACAAAGCTCCGACTTCAGCGGCAAACAGACAATTTAATTCAGAAAAAAATAGACAGTCTCTTATTTCAAGATTTGGAACTGGACCTACAAAGGCATGGAAATCTGGTGATAGCATCCGAAATAATCCTGGATATAGTGCATACAGACAAGCTGCTCTTAGAAATGGAAAAACATTAAGGCCATGACACAGACACAAGCAATATTAGGTATAGTTGTGTCCGTTATGTCCGTTTTAGCAGGATTTACGGCATTCGTTAAATGGCTTGTTAAACATTATTTATACGAACTTAGACCTAATGGTGGTGGATCAATGAAAGATCAGATTAATAGACTTGAACAACGCATTGACCACATCTTTGAAATAATATCCCAAAAATAGTTTGACACAATAAGTCTGTTATAGTATACTTATGCTATTCCTAGAGAGGGGATAGTAATGGACTATATGTCATATATAAGAGCAATTCGCTCTTCAGACTTACCAAGTAATGCCAGGCTGACAGCTATAATAATAGCATCTCATTTTGATTTTTCAAAGGGTGATCCAGCCTTTCCAAGTAATAAATTATTAGCCAAAGAAACAGGCTTAAGTATTTCTACCATTGTTAGAGCTAAGAGGGTATTGTCAGAGAGAGCATACCTATACTCACAGATGCGATGGGATAACTCATGTGAATACACCCCTATGCTCCCTGAGAGCAGACCCTATAGTCATGGTGAGAAACTAAATACACATATAAATACACATATAAATACAAATATAAATACACATAGAAATATGAAGGATTCTAACGAATCCTTGGTTATAAATAATATAAATGTTCAGCCAGAGGATATTCTGGTATTAGAAGAACAAAGTTCCGCCGCCGCCCGAATTATTGAGGAGGATTGGTTGTCATGGTAGAACAAGAAGGCGCAATTTATTGGTGTGATGATTGTGATGAATTTATTAGATACGATAAAGTCTGTGCAAATTGCAACAGCAAAGGATCAGTAGTAGGATGGATGAAAACAAATGAAGAAGTGTAGTGGATGTAAAGTAGAAAAAGCAGTAACAGAATTTAATTTAGATAAACAATCTAAAGATGGCTTTCAGGCATACTGTAAAGCTTGTCACAAGGCCCATCATAAGGCCTACAGGGAGGCTATAAAGGCCGAAAAGGCAACGGTGTATGTAACTAGTAAGGTCTGCCTAGATTGTGGCCTAGAAAAGCCTCGTAGCCAGTTTGGTGTAAAAAACAATGTTAAGGATAAATTAAATTCTTATTGCAAGCCGTGTTGGAGACAAAGATCAGTTATAGCGTTAAGGAAATTCAATGAGAAGAAGAAAAAATGACACATATGATGCGACGGGCAGAACAGGAAAAGAAGCAGCCGTTATAAGATCATTCTGGTGTGACTACACAATGGAACAGGTTAAGCAAATGTCGCAGGAAGAGTTAGATAAATCCATTAGTGATTCTTTAGATAGATATGCAGCAGAAAGAATGAAGATGGACAAAAGATGGGACTGGCCAATTCCTCAAGGATGGTCCTTAATAAAGAGAAACAAAAAGTCTCTTGACAAGAAAGACAAAAATATAATATAATTATCTTATTCATTACTTCCCTTACTAGGTTATGAATATATATATAGACTGACAACCCCACAAACCAATTAAGGAAGTCAGTCAGGGGTCCAGGGTTCGGCCAATTGTCCCTGGGCCCCTTCTCTTATTATTAAGGTATAATAGTACTATAATGCAAGGATGTATTATCTAGTGAGACATCGTGGAGATTTCAGAGATTTCGTGAGTGTACAGGCAGATAACGAGATGAGACTATACCCATATGCCAAAGATCTATACTATAGACCAGATGGCAATTTGATTATGACAATCGAAATATATGACGACGAAAACACATACGAAAAGACTTTTGGGTTTATGACAAGCGGTCCACTAAAGGAATTCCTAGATCAACTATGGGATCAGGATGGAGAAAATGGGGCGGGATGGCTAGAATAATAATAGACACCAATAAACACGGAATAAGAAGAGAAACCAATCTAGATGCCCTATATAAAGCAAAGATTAAAAAAGATCAAAAGAAGAAAGCTTGGCTAGAAAAGAAAAACAAAACTAAATAGTTTTATTATATATATAACGAGTCTATCAAATGAGGGCCCGTAATGTCAAATTAACGGTAAACGGATATATATATAAGTCGATTTGTCGACATTTGGAGGAATTAAATGGGATATCCCACATTTACAGAAGAACAAATTAGCACATTTATAGAGACGGCTAATGAAATGGGCATTGGTCCAGCTATGAGATATTTAGGATATCCTAAGTCATATCATACATCTAAGAAGTTCTATACACAAAGAAATCTAGATATGCCTACAGCTAATACATTAGCATCAATGTCAAAACAATTAGACATCTTCTATAATGATAAAGAGAAGGTCCTTGCAGCACAGGCTGTTATAGACAGGGCGGTAGAGAAACTATACGAAGAAGACCTATTGGCAGATGATATAAACAAACTATCTAATAGCATACATAAGGCTATACAAACAATTAATCTAATAGAAGGTAAATCAACTAACATTAATGAACAAAGAAATAAAGATGGATCTGATTTGGCTATAATAGATATATTAAATGAAGCCAAAATGAGATCTAAATCTATTAAAGAATCATTACATGCAAATATATCTCAGAATGTGGACCACCCACTTGACAAATAAATTTATTTTTATTATTTTTGCATACGTAAATAAATTTGGACAGTAAAAATGAATAGTATAACAAACTATCTTGATGACATTAATCCAAAATTATTATCAATTCCAGAAGGCAGGCGGGAACTTACTAAATATGACCCTATGCTTTTTGCTTTGATCTATTTGCCACATCATTTGAAGAATGGCAATGATGAATTAACGTTATCTGAATTCCACTGGGATCTGGCTGAATATGGCAAGACTTGGATAAATAAACCAACTGAACCTAAATCAAATAGAGATGCTTTTATAGCCCCCCGTGAATGTGGTAAATCTACATGGATATTTCTTATATTACCTATGTGGGCTGCCGCCCATGGTCATGTTAAGTTTATTGCTGCATTTTCAGATGCTGCTTCTCAGGCTGAGACGCACTTAATGACATTTAAGAATGAACTGGAGACAAATGAATATCTCAAATCAGATTATCAAGAACTATGCACACCTAAAGCTGTCGCTTCAACTGGGCGTTCCCTTGCATCAAACTCTTGGCGTATTATTCAAGCAAATGATTTTATCTTTGACGCTAATGGTATTGATACTAACTCATTGGGTAAAAAGGTCTTTGGTCAACGCCCTGACCTTATTATTCTTGATGATATTGAGAAGGGTGAAAAGAATTACTCTGAATATCAAGCTGGCAAGCAAATGAATACTGTATTTGATGATATTGCTCCTATGAATATTTATGCCAGAATGATTATTGTTGGTACCACCACCATGCCTAATTCAATTATGGATCAATTTAGAAAGTATTCACAGGGAGATAGAGATCAGGCTTTATCATGGATTACAGACCAGAATGTACGTGTCCACTACTATCCAGCCATCCTATCTAATGATGATGGCTCAGAACGCTCTGTATGGCCTGAGAAATGGTCTTTAGAATGGCTTCAAAGCCAAAGACATCTAAGAGATTTTGCTAAAAACTATATGAACCGTCCTGTAAATACAGATGGTAACTTCTGGACATTTGAAGATATTATTATTGGAGAATCAGAGTTTGGAAATACAATCATTTCTATTGACCCAGCTGTGACTAAAACAAAGATTTCTGACTATACAGGTATTGCTGTATTGAGCAGAGGAGAAGATGACAATATTTATGTAAGAGATGCTTTTCAGCTGAAAGTATCTCCTTCTGAATTGTCAGAACGGGTAGCCGCATTGGTGGAGCTATATGATCCTGGAGTCATATATGTTGAAACAAACCAAGGTGGAGACCTATGGCAAGACGTATTTAAGGATATTCCTGTAAAATATAGATCTATAAAGCAATCAGTATCAAAGCAAATACGTGCTGGTAAAGCTTTAAACTTCTATCAACAGGGAAAAGTAAGGCATACTGCACACTTTCCAGCGCTTGAGGAACAAATGTTTTCGTTTCCAAAGGTGTCTCATGATGACGTTCTTGATGCTGTAACATCTGGTGTTCTATATTTTCTAGATAATAAGGCACCAAAAGTATTTGCAAAGCAGTTAAATTACTTAAGGAGATAATATGTCAGACATTAAAATAGCCCTTGAGAATATTTTGACCAAAAGAGAAGGTTATCAGAAAGCTGAAGCCTACTATGAAGGTGTAAATGGCGAAGTATTCGCTAATCAACGCTGGTTCAAGGTATTTCGATATGAGGGAAGCGATTTTAGATTCAATTTTAGCAAGACAGTTGTAGATTCAGTTCTCAACCGCCTTGAAATCAAGCAAATCCTGGCTGGAACAGAACAAGCAATGACTTACATTGATGAAATCTGGAATCAAACAGATCTAAAGCTTGATATTAATGAAATTCACCGTAATGCTCTTGTATTTGGTGATTCATATGCAATTGTATGGCCAGATGAAACTGGAACATTAGCAATTGATTACAACTCACCTATGAGCACAACCATTATCTATAGCCAAGATAATCCTCGTCAGAAGGAATTTGCGGCTAAGATTTGGCAAGTATTGGATGGAAATACAAAGCTTATTAAACTAAACATGTATTATCCAGATCGTATTGAGAAGTATATGGGATATGGCGATATTGATACAATTACCAATAACATAAACCTCTCATTGATGGAAACAATTCCAAATCCATGGGGAGAAATTCCTGTATTCCACTTCCGCACACATAAACCATTCGGAAGACCAGAACATGCTGATGCATATGGTCCACAGGATGCAATTAACAAGTTAATCTCAACTCACATGTTCACCGTTGATTATCAAGGTGCTCCACAGCGCTATGCATTATCAAATGGCGGTAGTTCATCTGAATTAGATGATTTCTCAGAGGATGATACAGCTAGAGAGAACATTGGTGCCCTACAAAATGGCCCAGGTGAACTTTGGTATTTACAAGGAGTCTCATCTGTTGGACAATTCCCAGCAGCTGATCCAGCAATATTTACAGAACCAGTAATGGAATATGTAAATGCGATGGCATCAATTACATCAACTCCAAATCATTATTTCTTGAAGGGCTCAAACATTCCTTCAGGCCAAGCACTTCGTGTAGCTGAAGCACCTTTATTCAAGAAGGTACAAAATCGTCAGCTTGCATTTGGTTCAACCTGGAGAGACTTATTTAAGTTCATGTTCAAGATTGAAAACATTCCTGCAGACGTAGAAGTTAAGTGGGAAAATGCAGAGTCAATTGACTCATTAGATAATTGGGATATCGCAGTTCGCAAGAAGTCTGTAGGTGTAGGATTACGCCAGATTCTTCTTGAGGCAGGATATGATCCAGAAATCGCAGATGCAGTTGTGGCAGAATCCATGAATCAACAAGGATTACAAGCAAATCCAACATCTGAAGTAATAAATGCACATAACTATGCGCTTGAACAAGCTGCCATAGAAAGAGCCACTGTCCTAGATCAGGAACAGGGCGATATAGAACCTTAATTGGACGATTAGGAGAAATAAATGGAAAATGAACTCGTAGAAGGTACGTCTACAGAGATCAAAGACCCAGCGGCAGTATTAGCTGCTCTGGACCGTGCAAAAAATGACGCTAAGCGTTTTAGAATGGAAAAGGAAGCGATAGAAGCAGAAATTGCGGCTACAAAAGAAAAGGCTAACCTTATTCAGACTAAACTTAAGAATGACAAGATAATTAGACAACTTCTTGAAAATGGAGTTCCTAATGCTGATAAATTACTTAAGTATATTAAGACATCGGAAATTAATTTGACTGATGACTTTGAAATCGAAGGATTGGAAGCTCAATTAGAGGCCCTTAAAACGGACTTCCCTGAATTATTTGATCCTAAGAAAATTGTTGGAGGTAAAGCTGATTCTGGAGTAGCCAATACAATTGATGCTCCTATGTCTGCCACCGAATTACAAGCAAAATATGTACTTGGAAAGTGATATAGTGTATAATATATATGTGCAAGCTAGATGGACGTTTAGGCTTGCAGACAGAAATATTTGGACGAATATTAATTCTCAAGCTAACAAAATCTAACTTATAAAAGGATAAAACTATTATGGCAAGAACAGAACTTACTGTCGCTAATGGTTACATAATCGAAGAGCACAGCTCAAACGTTGTTCAGGCTGCATTGCAGAATTCTGCAGTTGAAAGCCAAGCACGTCGTGAGCCAATGGCAACTTCTGTGAAGCGTGTTCCACGTTTCGTTGGAGATGCTCCAGCAGTTTATGCTGAAGGTGCAACAATCGGTGAATCATCTGTAACAATTGACGACATCACCCTAACAGCTCGTAAGTGGGCTAAGATTATGCACATCTCAGAAGAGGATATGAATGACTCTTTCGTAGATGTTCTTAATACATACAAGACTCAGTGGGCAACCAACTGGGCAAAGAAATTCGACAACGCATGCCTTGGTGTGACAGTTGCAGGAGACGGAACAGACACAGCACCATATACATCTGTATATCGTGAAGTTTCACAGTACAACTCAGCTTCTAACCTCATTCAAACAGCAGGCGCTGTTACATTCGCAGACTTGAACGATGTTCTTTCAAAGATCGAACAATCTTCATACTTTGATGCAGCTAAGACAGCTTTCATCATTCACCCATCATTCCTAGGAACTCTTCGTGGCCTTGTTGATGACAACAATCGCCCAATTCTTCAGGATCCACTAGGTGCTCGTGGAGCAACTCTATTCGGCTACCCAGTAGTCGTATCAGCAGGCGCTG